CGCCAACTGCACTCAGCGCCCCTGCTGGCGGGAACGGCGAAGGTCAGGCACTCGGTATCAACAATGTCGGGCAGGTTGTTGGCGCTTCATTCTACAACTCTCTACCTGGCGGTGCGTCTGCGACGGTTTGGAACGGCATCACGCCAACTGCGCTTGGGTTGCTGCCGGGCGCAATAGGGAGCCAATCTTACAGCATCAACGACGCCGGAATTGCCGCAGGCGTCACCCTTTCGGCAGGCGGGGCCAACACCATCGCAACTATTTGGAATGGCACCACCCCGACTGCGCTTCCTGTGCTTCCGGGAATGACGAACGGCTACGCTTACAGCATCAACGACTCCGGACAGGTCGTGGGATTTAGCGCCATGTCTCAAAATACCGACTCCCACGCGGTCCTTTGGGAGAATGGTACGGCTCTGGACCTCAACGCCTTGCTCGACTCGAGTGGCGTTGGTTTGATGCTTCAGGACGCTTATGGCATCAACGATAGTGGGCAGATAGTTGGTGCGGGAATTAACGCACAGGGACAAACGGAAGCCTTCCTACTAACCCCCCACGATCCCTGGACAAACACGCACGGCGGCAACTGGTCGAGCGCAGCAAACTGGAACACTGGACTCCCCACAGCCGGTAAGATAGCGGACATAGATGCCACCGGCACTTATTCGGTCGCCATCACGACCGAAGAAGTCGCTTACGGGCTATGGGTCAACGATGCGAAGGCGACGGTTAGCGACAATAACACAGGTTCATTAACCCTGGCAGGTCTGGGCGGCGCGGCTAATCCCAACGGTTCTCTTAACATCAAAGCGGGGACGTTCGTCCTCAATGGTGGCACCTTCAAAGCCGGCGCCATTTTCATCGACAGCGGCGGCACGTTCCTTATATCGAACGGGGGCTACACTGGATCGAATGCGCTTTCGGAAACGATCACCGACAACGGCTCCCTTATTGACAATACAACGGCGACGATCACGGGAAACATCAGCGGAACAGGCTCGTTGGTCATAGCCAGCAAGGGCGTGTTGGAGGTCAGCGGTTCAGTCAGCGAAAACGTCACCTTCGCGTCAGGTTCTAGCGGCACGTTCAAGCTCGACCAATCCCTGACGGCACCGTTCACTGGAACAATCTTCGGACTGACGCCGAAGGACGCGGTCGACCTTGTTGACCTCACTTATGTTCCCGGAGAGATGAAGGCCACCTATGACAGTTCGGCAGGCACGCTGACCATCACCAATGGAAGCCAGATCGTCTCGCTTAACCTTTCAGGCAACTTTAAGAATGCGACGTGGGTGCTTTCGCAGGATGCGAGCGGCGGTACGACCGTCGTCGACCCTCCGGTGACTACTCCCGGCCTCGACCGTGTGGTCGGCGGCAACAGCGTCACTCTAGTCGGGGTTGACACCAGCCCGCTGCATTTCGACGCCAGCCACTTCCACTTGGCGTGACGAGGCGCGGCGCATCGCCGCGAACATCACCAATGCGGGCGCGCCGGTCACGCAACTAACCTATGGGCCGCCTTGCAGCCTCGCGTGGCGGGCGCGCGACATCGGTGAACCGCAGCTGGCTGCGCGGCATATACATCGGGAGACTCGGCAAGGGCGACGCCGTAGTTTCCTGATCTCACGGCGAGGCACCTGGGTCTTAGTCAACCTTAGACCCTTCCTTCTCGTGCCAGTTCACGCAGCAACATTCTTGCAAGAATCGCGGGTGTTGAACCGCCGACCTGCGTGCTCTTACTGTCGTGAGCGGTAGACACGGTGATCGCACCTCGCGAGACGCTGTACGTTCCAGAAATCTGACGCCCATTGAAGTTGGTGGTCACGCGATGCCATTTTGCATTAGTCATGTTTTTGCTCCTTGTCTTACTGACTCCAATGTGTCCCGCCCGACGGCAGGGACGGTCGCCTGTTGCTCGCCGACAACTTCACCGGCGGCTCTTCGTAACTGATGGCCATGTAGCCGAACCCATCCGCAGCATGGCTCGACCAGTCATGTTCGGGTCCGAGGCCTACGTTACGGTTCTCATCGCGACGCTCGTGGTGATAACCGAGGGCATCGCGTCCAGCTTCAGTCGTAGACTCGTTAAACCAGCATCGCGGAAAGACACGTCGCGCGGCCTCAATCCGCATCATCGCGGCGCCAGCCCCGGTGTTCCGAATCGGCGGCGCACATTCGAAGCCGGCTTCAATCCAGTGATCGATGTACCGCTTGCCGCTGATATTGTTTGTGGCGACCCCGTCGTGCGGCAGGTGGATGATCGCGTCCTTCCAGCCACGCCGCCGCAACTCATGTGCGTAGTGTGACAGCGGTTGGCCGACACCCTCGATGTAATCCAGCACACGAATTTCACGACCCACGAATTGCACCAACCAAATCGCCATGGCGTCTGAAGTGTGGCCCGCGCCGCGGATGTCGAAGAACGCCTTCACCGGCAACACAGGATCGACGGCGACGTGACCGATCCTGCCCTGCTGGCGCGCCTGCTCCAGATGCTTCGCGAAGTAGGCGCCCTCGAATGCCCGCGCATATTCGCCCTCCCAGATGTGACCGTAGCGCTCTGGATAGATTTCGAGATCGAGCCTGCGCTCATCGTCGAGAACATCAGGAAACCAGGGATTGTCGCGCCAGTTCGCCTTTACGACGATGGCATCATCAGGTTTCTTTGTTCGCAAGAAATCATCGATGGCATCGGTCTTGCGGCGCGGATTCCAGTTCGCCCATATCTGCGATCCCTCGACACGGATCGTCGGGCGCAGCAGTGACAGAGAGCGCTGGCTCAATGTCTGCGCTTCCTCGATCCACGCAACCCGAAAACCCTCCAGAGACTTGATCGATTCCGCCGTGGCATCCTGCATGCCCTGGAAGATGATCAATCCGTCACCCGGCGTGGTGATGCGATCGTGTAGTATCTTGAAGCGGTCACCGACACCAAGACTGTTTATCTTGGATTCGATGAGCCGCTTCGAGGACTGCATGAGGCTCTTCTGCACTTCGCGAATGCAGACAGCTAATGTTCCCGGCACCAGCAGGCACTCCTCAACCATTAGTTCTCCAAAGAAATGTGACTTGCCCGATCCGCGCCCGCCGTAGGCGCCCTTGTAGCGCGCCGGTTCCAGCAGTGGCTCAAATACGGGCGCTGTCGATATGCGAAGTATCTGTTGTGACATTGTTCGCTCTAAGCGTCCGTACCGGCGGGACCGTCAGCATGCGGCGTGTGCTCGACGATGACACGCTCTATGCGCTCGAACCCCGTCGTGTGTTGATCGACTTTCTCACGCCATAAGCCGGCAAGCTTGGCCTTGGTTGTGATGCAGGCGTTAGCCGCCGAGGAGCCGCCCTTCTCGGACATAGCCTTGGCGCGGGCGGCTTCGGCTTCGGCAATCAGGCTTTCGATGGTCACCTGGGCATTCACGACGGCAGCGGCGACGGACTGCTGATGAATCGCAAGCTGCTCTGTCTGAAGCTCGGCCACGCGCCCTGAAATGTGCTTTTTGCGGGCTAACGCAGCCGCGTTGTGCCGATGTGGCCTATAGCCCACTTCCGCATACGCCGCAGACGCGGAAAGACCACGCGCCAGGGCTCGCGCGAAGGCCTCATGCTTGGGGTTCTTCAAGATGGACATTACGCGCCCCCTGCCTTCGCGATTTCCGCCGCCAACGACAGCCGCACCACGACAAGTGGCTCCTGCCGGTCGGCCTTTACGATCAGAAGATCGCGTTGCTTGAGCCAGTCGTAGAGTTGGCGGAAGCCAGCGGCGCGGGATTTGACCTCGACCGAGCGCTCGATCGCGCCCACCATCACGCGCAAGTCCTCGCCGCGTTTGTACATCGCGCTGACTTTGCGCGCGGGTACGCCATAGCCGAGCAGCAGGCGCGTCAAAGCGCGCTCAGTGCGCGCGCCTTTATCACGGGACCGGCGACCGCTCATGGGTACACCCAACAGGCGTCGCGAACTCTGGAGCGCCGAGCCGCCCGCGCGGCGCGAAGATTTGAAACCGATAGACCGGAAGGCCCATCGCCAACCGATAGGCCCAGAACACCATCGTCGAGGGAGCCGCCTAAACCCGGCAGGGACGGGGCTGGACCAGGGGGCCAGCCCGTCCAGGGGTTAGGCAGAGGAGGTTGGCCGGACGAGGTAAGCCGGGGGTTAGCCGCAGGCAGGACGGGGGGCTGGACGCTACGCATTCTTGACCCCGATCCGCTGATGCGGGTTCGACGGCTTGCCATAGGACTCCACGACGATCTTCTCGCTGGCGAACAGGCGCCGCATGGCGTCCTGGAAGTCTGTCTTGCGGAGGCGCGCCTCTTTGGCCTCGGACTCCGCAGCGAAGACCTTCGGC